CCGTTCGTGGTCGCACTGCCGCCGCTGGTAACCTTCGAGAAGTGGTTGGTCAGGATCACGCGGTGGCCGTCAACGGCGCCAATCTCGTACTCAGACACCGGGGTGTACGAGCCGTAGTTGACAACCGAGACAAAGCCGTCGCACTCTTCAAAATCACGGCGCAGGTCGGTGTGACCAACGATAATATAGCCCGGCTTGATCGGCTCGGTCGAGAAGTTCGGACCCGCCTTAATCATCTTCGACACGCGCTTGGCGTGGTTACGGTCCAGCGCGCGGGCCATGTAGCGCACCATGTCAAGATCGACCGGGGTATTCACATCGGTGCGGGCCGAGCCGTTCGAGTAAGCAACGGAAGTACCAGCAGTGATCGTGTTCCACAGAAGCTGCTCACGCACCGTGGCGCTCTGGTTGGCGTGCTCCTGAATAACCGGATTCAGCCAGCCCTTGATGTCCAGCAGATCGGCAGCCTTGTCGGTATAACGCGACACAGCACCGTACTGGTAGATATCCGCAGTCACGGTATCCCACTCGATGTTGTTCGCAGCGGGGGTCACACCCTCGGTCAGAGCAGTAGTGCTCACCGGGAACGGACGCAGACGGCGCCAGCGAATCTGGTCACCAGTGTTCTTGGGCAGCATTTCAGCCTTGGCAAACTTCTCCAAGACAAGCTGGGGTTCGACATTTTTCAGGAACTGGGCGGCTGCGTAGATGCCTACGGTTTCGCCAAGATCGCCATAAGTGTTGTACTGACTCATATGTGTTAACTCCTATTCTGTTGTTTTTGCAGTAGTGCGAGGATCGCATCAGGATCATCGTAGAACTTGTTGAACATCTGTTCTTGGGTGAGCGTCCCGGCTTTCGGGGTGCCTGCCGGGGCTGCCGGAAGAGGGGCCGTCTTTGCCAGTTTCTGCTGACGTGCCTGATCTACCTGCTGCGCCTGCGGGTTTGCCGCCGCCTGTTGGGGCTGTTGCGGCACCTGCTGCTGGGTGTGTTGCCAAAACATCATCGCCATGTCATCTGCGTACAGCTTAAGGAGCCTGATCGAATCTGCTGCGTACGGGCTGTTGAACATAGCTTGCGTACCCGGAGTCTGTGAATCCAACCACATCTTCCAGTAAGGATCGCTAGTAACTTCTCGCCAGTTCGGCACAGTAGCTTCCAACGCCCCAAGCTGCTCCTGTACAAACAACTCTTGCCTCTCGTGCTCAAGTGGCTGAAGCTTTTCCTGAACTTTGCGTTCCGCTTCACCAGCCAGCTTTTCTTCGAGGGACCGGAGCTTCTTGTCCAGTGCCTTGTACAGAATCGGATCAGCTTCTTTTAGCTGACTCCAAACGTCATCCTCCTCTCCCTCCGAAACAACCGGAGGCTTTGGAGCTTCCACCTTCTTCTTCAATTGATTGAGTTCGTTCAGAACACGCCGCTTTTCGGACGCCTGTTCCTGATGCTTCTGCTGCCAGAGACTGGCCTGCTTGGCAAGGTTTTCGACGTTCTTACGCGCCGCTTCTGGAAGCGTGCTCAACCAGTCGTTGGGGTCAGGCTGAGAAGGGGGCTGTTCGGCCACAACTTCTTTGCGCTCTGCCTCTCCACTACCGCTCGACGACTGAGGAGCGGGTTGACCAGCGGGTTCCTTGGACTCTTCAACAGGCGCTGCCGCTGGTGCGGGGGCCCCCTCGGTTTTACCGACAGTCGTCGGATCGAGGGAATCGTCGTTGTAGAACTGCTCGAAGAGCTTATTCTGGTCAATCTGGTCGGTTGGACCGTTGTTGTTTTGTAGAAGTTCCATTTCTTGTTAATCTCCCTTGGCGATGCTCGCCTTAAGTTCTTCAATTTTTCCACGGATGTATCGGATTTCGCCACAAGCAGCGTCTCGTTCTTTCTCTGTACTGGTCAAGCGCTCCAACTTTTCGTGTCGATGTGCGATATCCCTCTCCATACTCGCGATAACTTCAGCGAGTACCTGCGTCCTAGATTGCATAGTTAGATACCACTCCCTGTCTGTCGCTTAAGTTCGAGTTCTTTGTTCGTAAGGGCCTGCTGATTGGCATCCAGTTCAAGTTTGGCGCCTGCCATAAACTCCTTGATACTGAGATCACGCTCGCTCTTCTGGGCATCCTGTTGCAGCTTGGCGTACTCCACCTCTTGCCTACCGCCCGCTTGAATAAGAGCAGTGTCGCGCTTAAGCTGCTCCCTGACCAGACCAGACTGGGCTTCCAGCACACGGGCATCGTTAGCCTCTTGCTTGGCAGCGTACTGCATCTGGGCTTGGTGATATGCCTGCTCTCGCTGGAACTGAAGACGCTCGCGCTCAAGGGCCAGCTTCTCCTTCTCCACCTCAATGCGGGCCATTTCGGCTTGGGCTTTAAGCACGTTAGGATCAGGCGGCTGGTTCTGCTGCTGTTGCTGCTGTTGCTCCATGTACTGCTTGACTTCCTCCGCGTTGCGGACGAGCTTATTGCTAGGAAGCTGCATGTTGGTCAGCAAAGCTTTGGCTGCTTCGTCCAGTTTCACAACCTTCTGAAGCTCGGGATTCTGCGAGCTTTGGGCAATCAACTTTTCGAGATTGATGATCTCCATGTGCTGCCGCAGGAAGCTGGTAGTGGTACGCACGTCCACTTCGTAGCTGCCCTTGATCGTCTCGTCCTCGTTGTACTGCATATTCCAGTCGTACATCCACTCAATGACCTTGGACGTTACGTTGTCGTCCCACTGCTGGGCCTTTTCGTGCAACACGGACGTAGAAGCCTTGGCAACAAGGGCCAGCCCCGTAGCGCCCGAGGAGAGTTGTGGCGCATCCATACCTCCAGCCAGTAGGGGAATAGCAGCCTCCTCGTCAGCAAAGCCCTTAGCCATCTCTAGGACGTTAGAAAGCTCCTGCTGCCGGTTAGGCACCTCGTGGAACTGGATAGCTTGGCGAGCGTCAACCCCAAACTGCTTGGTCAGGAAGACGTTCCACGGCTCGATGTCATACCGTCCGTCACGGTTCGGTTCAATCAGGCTCTTGTCGATGACAACCTGCGGACCCGAACTGATCTTGGCGTTCTCGACGATTACATCCCACATCCCTTCAGCAACACGCTGCTGATCTTCGTTAAGAAGTGGCAGACCAAAGCCAAAGATGCACGAGGGGTCATCTTCCCACACATCAACAGCGTACGGAACGGAGTCAGTAGTCTCAAGATTACTCAACTCCATGCGGATGATCTTGCCTGAGCAAACCCAGACCTCTGCCCAGAACGATTCAAACTCGTCCGAATCTGGCGGAAGGTCTACACCCATCTTGCACAGACAATCGCGATCAACTCGCCCGTGGCGCTCTATTACCAGCCACTTGTCCTTGAACAGATCGGAGTTCATGAACGAGTACGGGGGAATCTGGGACTGGGCAACGAAGTCCTTCTTGTTCTCTACCAGAATCTCTTGGATAACTTCGGGGAAGTACGCGGGATGCTTCTGCAAACGAAGAAGATCACGCTTGCTCATCGGATGAATCTCGATGGCATCCTCTGCTGACGCGATATCCTTGACTGTCATGTCTGGATAGAACATCCACGGATCAACGCGCTTGACGCACGGAATGTATTCTGGCGTAAGCTCCGGGATACGCACAACCTTCTGGTTGCCCATCTCGTCAAGCGTAAACTCTTGTCGCCAAATCTTCTTCAGCTTGCCTGAGTTGATCGGACCTTTCAGGATACCCGTACCAAGAATGGCCATGTCGTACATAGCAAGCTTGCACTCGCGCATGTAGTCCGTGGCTTCAAGCTGATCCTCAATAACATCTTCCATCTTCTTGACAGCAATAGACGGATCGACGTTAGTGTCAATTTCTGGCACTTTGTCAGGCAGCAAACCCCAGTTCTTTTCGCCTCCACCAAACTGGGCGCTGATAAGCTGGGATACAGCCGTCTTTACCTTGGGCTTGATTATGTTCAGTCGAATCTTCTTACGCCCCCGCTGAGAGGCGCTGTCTGCCCCCGGCTCCGGTAACACCGGACGATAGATAGGCGTAGCCAAAGAGCCCATGTGCAGATCGCGAGAGAGCGTCCACTCGTTTTCCTTCTGGGAACGCTGGCTCATACGCTGGCGCAGGGTGGTTTCGATCTCTGCGGCCAGTTGATCCATAGCTTGCTGCTTCTCCGCTTCCAGCTTTAGGGCTTCAGCAGCAATAGCCTCAAGAATAGCTTGCGCCTCTTCTGGAGAGGCTTGCACTGCGAGCATCATAGCGTCGCTAGGCGTGTTAGAAATCAAACCGTCTTCCATGCGAAGCTCCTGATGTGGTCTTTGTAGTGGGCTCGACTTGAGCAATACGATCTTTAGTCATGATTCCGTAGCGGGTAGCGTCCATCAAGTGGTCGTTAGTCTTCTTGATGCGCCCGTTCTCGTAGATGTACGTCATGAACTCCGCAAACCACGACGGCAGCGACTTGAACACTTTGAGCTTTCCAGTACTTAACAGTTCCCAAACAGCCCCAACCCCTGATTCGACGTTGTTGTTAGCTGGGATAATCTGCAAACCCAGATCGCGGTAGATTTGCATTAGCTGCGTACCGTCCTGCTGGTTACGCTGCCTAGCTCCGGGGTCTACAGCCCCTGCCATCCAGCCCTTGGACTTGGTTTTGATGGCAGCAGCGTGGATAATCGGCTCCGAGCGCTCGCCTTTGTACGCATCTGTAATCCAAATCTGCCCAGAGTCTGGGTCTTGTGCAAAGAACACGGCAGCCGTGCAGTTCCAGCCCACATCCATACCGTACCAACGACGGTAGTGCTTGGGAATCTCGAACGGATCGCACTCAATATCGGTACGTCCAAGGGGGTACACGTTACCTTCGCCAAAAGTTGGGATACCTTTAGCCACAGCGTCCCGCAACATGGCCGGAGTACCTTCCAGAATCTGCTTCTTGGCCTCTGCATCTAGATGTGGTACGTCATCCCATCCTGCCATGACAACA